TTCGTCGTATCCCTTCATAGATCCGTTTACAACCATTGAAGGTGTACTGATGTACTGATGCCAATGCCCAAGCCACATAGTCTTGAAGGTCTTACCAGTTTGCAAATACCTTCCTTCTTTGCGCGCACGCATACGCATGATTGGTGGATAGATACCACCGATGCCACCGCCACCAGAAACTTGATCGCCATGTGTAATCAGATGACCGTGTTCATAGATCTTAATAAGCGCATCTGCACTTTCAGGAATAGAAAATGTAACGCGTTTGTCTTTCGTGAATTGACGTTCAACCATCTTTGCTACAAGCCAGTCATAGTTTGTTCTGACGCGCTGCTTCATACGTGGCTTGCGTGTAGTCCTTCCATGATTACCAACGACAGACACAACATGGCATTTCTTGAACTCTGTCGCGAGAAGTTCAACAACACCAGAGATCTGCTCAGACCAAAACAGCAACGAGCCAATCATCGTGTCCTCATTAGTCAAAGAAAGTTCCTCGTGAATATCACCAGTAAAAATATCGCCACCAAGAATCAAGACAACACCGTCATAGGTAACACCCGATAGATAATGCCTAGCAAGTTTTACGACGTTCTGTGCCCAACGTTCTAACCGCATCACCGCGATCTCGCGACTGTACGCGTTCAAGCCTTCCATCTCTGAAGGATCTACAACCTCATCAAAGTGAGTATCGGAAAGCATCACAACAAGAGTGCCTGCGGACTTCTTCGGTGACGTAGGCGAAAGCCAATGAGGGACAGTAAAGGTTTGCGCCTCAGCCGTTTCAACAATGCTCAGAGAACGTTCAATGAGTTCTAACTTGTCCGTCAGTTTGATGTTCTGAATAGATAAAGCATCACGTTGCTTCCTGACCTTGATCAGTTCTAGTTTCTCGCCAAGTTCTATTTCTTCGTTGATGTCATCTTCAAGGGACACGTTGTCCGTCCAATCCATAGCGGACAAATCCGCCATTGTTTCTGTATTCGCTTATGCGACGTGAGTCAAGTTCAATCTTGCGCAGGGCTAACGCTCGCGATATTGATCCAGCAGGAATGTTCACATTGTGAATAGCCGTTATGAAGTCGCGTAGATCTTCACCTTCTAGTTGGCTAATGACGCGTTCAATCTGACTGCGCTTTGCTGAATTGACTTGTGTGTTTATTTCGTCTGCAAGACCCATAGGTGTTCCTTCTCTTGCAGCGAGTGTAGCCACCGTTAGGAAGCCGTGTCACCGAACCTATTAGTCATTTACTTATTTCTTTGACCTGATGATCCTCAATATGGCGATCAAACTTCTTATATAAATCCATAACAGTTCGGTAGATCAAACGCTGATGATCAACAACTAGTGCGTGATCTTCTTTGTTTTCCTTCCGTGACCGTTGAATTAACGTCACCAGAACAGAACCAACCAAACCGACAACAGCAGAAAGAACAACCGCAACACCCGAATCCACATCAGTCTCCTAAGACCTTCGGAACTACATCACCAAGAACGTACTGCCAATGCCACAGTTCAAACTCGCCAGACTTCGGATCGTCACCCTGAAGATAGAAACCATACGCAGGCGCGTTCGCACACAACCATTCAGCCACCTTCGGGTTCGTAACGTTCAAGTCAATCGCAAGTCCCCAACCGTGATTGCTGCCCTTCTTCCCTGTCGGATCTGGCGCAGCACTAGGTGACTTACCCTTCTTCAAATACCAAGTCTTGCCACCGAAGGTACGAGTGATCTGCGGTACACGACCACCATCAGTAAGCGCGTAACGATCCTTGAACATAGCCAACTGACCCTGATACGAACGATAGTCACCAATGTTAATAAGTTTGATGCCATCGGCAACAGCCTTCTTGTTCATCGCGTTAAACGCGCGAGCAGCACCAGTCCACATATGACCACCAATAGAGATCTTCGCAAGAGTGCCTGCTTCAAGTTTTCCGTTGATCTGCGACTTCAGTGCAGTAGGCAACACAAGTTTCTTGTATGGGTATTTCATTAGTTACATTCCCTATTGGTTATGGAGTCGGTGGATCTTTAGGCTTATCTTTTAACCCATTCGCTGCAAGCATTCCCAGCAACCCACCACTGAGACTCATCAACATTGGAGACAATACTGACCATGCTTCTTGGTCTGCTTCTGCCATCGCGCTTGGCTGTGTAACAAACAACAGACCGTAAAGCATGAAACCAATTGAGCCGACAAACACAAGTGTCAATCCGATACCAACACACAAGATTAGTCGTGCCTTTATTTCTTCATTAGTGAATCGTGGTCGTAGTTTCATTAGCAGTCCAACCCAAGTATTTTTTTTGTAGGAATAGTAGTTGTTGCAGACTCAATAACGTTGAGTGCTTTGTTCTTCGTGCGTGGTTCCTGATCGCATTGGCATTCGGTTTTGTTGCTGTTCGCAGGATCTTGACACGGATAGCGGAAACGATCTGAACACGCGGAAAGCGCAAGCAGTGTCAGACTAAGAATGGCAATGCGTTTGATCTTCATTCGGTAAATGTTAGCAGAATGTTATTTGACGTTCACGCTGCGGATCGTAATCAACGCAGTAGCCATACCAATAACAGCAACAGCAATCTCATTCACTAGGAATTACCAATATCTTCAACTAGAAGAAATGTTTTGGAATCTGCCGCACGAGAAGAAATAGCCTGACCACCACTAACTTCAAGACTCGCACAGAGAACTACCGAACCAGTTAAAGATGTTGTTACAAAACAATCGTGTATGTTGCCTCTTTGACTAATAATTGCATTTTCTGAAAAGTTCAAAATTGTTCCAGATATATTTGTCAATCTAATTTTTGCTCTTACAAAGTTTAATGTTCCACTAAATGTTGAAACACCTGATTCAAAATATGTAACTTTGTATCTACGACCAGCAACAGCAGTAAACGAACTTGTTGTAACCATTACTGTTTCAGCAGAAAAGGCTGCCGAGTTAGAAGTTACTTCTTGGTAAGTCACAACGCCTCTTGGTGCTTTACCATCACTAGAAGCAATCTCAACCCATGCTGAACCATTGTATGACTGAATCTCGTTTGTATCATCAAGATAACAAGTCATACCTTCAGCAAGTGTTGGTTCACCAGCACCACCAAACGCTGCATCACGCACAGCAGCAGAAGCAAAACGCATAATGGATTGATCCATCAAATAACCATTCACCTGTGCTGCTGTCAATTTACTGAATGCAGGGAAAAGCCTTGCGCCAAGACCAGCCATTAGTTACCTTCACTTTCTGGTTGCCATTCTTCTGCTATGTTACCTTCAGCAACCCACGCAAGATACACCTGATAATCCGTGTTGCCTTCATCAGTAGGTATCCAAATGACACCATCTTTTACAATTGCAAATTGGTTTTCAAATGTTGGGTGTTTAGCAATTTGATACATCACAATTCACATTCTACAAAATAGGAATGAAAGAAACCTGTATGAGTTCCCGATACAAGTACATAAACCAATGTTGGGAAAGCCTCTTGAAAAGATATAGCAACATTATTTGTAGCAGTTCCAGCAGAATCTAATGTTGTTACTTTGCCAGCATTGCCAGCACCATCAAACGCAGTAAAGTTGGGGCTTGCTCTCATTGTCGTTGGCAGATGTGCAGTAGTCCATTTTTGACCATTGGTAGTTGTAAAACCATTGAACACTGTGTAGTCAGTTTTTCTGCTTATGCAATATCGTTGGCATTGTTCTAGTTCTTCACCGAACGATTTGAATTCAAATGGTGTAGCAACAGAACCAACAGTTAATTGTGCGCCAGTGATATGCCACTTGTTGCTTGTTGATGATGCCAAGTTGGTTTGACCAACAGCAGAATTAGCATTTACTGCTGCCCCCCAAGTTGTTTGCAATGTGCCTGATGTGTAGTTGCTTCCTGCTGCTAACCAAAAATTGACTTCAATTGAAGCATTAGCATCATTGTTTAATGTGCCTGTGACATCAGCAGGAAATGTGAGTGTCTTGTATTCCCAAGTATTAGAAGCATTAATGGTGTACGACTTGCTGACAGACCTTGTATTGTCTAAATCACCTATTTCAACAATGAAGGTGCCTGTTTGAAAAGACGCAACCCAAAACGAAAGTGTAAGTGTTTGCGCTGACGCTGTACCTTTGCGGATTGCTTGAAGGTTTTGTCCTTCTATTATTTGTTGAACAATAAGAAAATCTCCAGCAGCAGGTGAAGCATCGGCTGTTGTGCATTGCATTCTTAAACAGTTGCGAAATCCTGAACCAGTGGGCGCATCAGCAAGAGTTGTTTGTGACCAAGTACCTATTGAGTTAATACGAGTATTCCACCTGTCAGCCGTGTTGTATCCAGTAGTAGTTAAACCTGTTACGACTGTGCCAACTGCTGAACGCTGTGACACCTGCATAGCCCCATTGATAAGCAGATTGCCTGAAGAAGAACCAGTGAACAAAACAGCATCAACCGTGTCGGCAATAGACTTCATAGCAGTTGCACCATCAGTTACATAATCTGTTGATGATGGGTATGGGATCGCGAAGTTTGTAGTTGTGCCAGCCATATGTTCCTTAAAGAATAGTCCAGATCAGATTGCTCCATGTTACACCAGCAGGAACGTCACCCCAAGTAAGGGTAGGTGTCACGTTGTTCCAAGGCTGTGAGAATCCCACAGGAGAAAAGTACAAGTCAATGTGATGCGTGGTCGTAGTAATCCTGTGGTCAATGCCTTCAACAAAAAGGTTTTTTTGTACGATAGGTGGTGTTCCGAATTTGAAAGATTTGACTACGGCAACGAAGTCGCCAATGTCTAACGTTGATACAGAAGTACGTTCGGTTGGTGTAAGAGCGTGCATATTTATTGATAGCCCTGTGTACCAAAAGTTTGGTTCACTACGAATAAAATAGTCAGCCAAGATAGCAGCGTCAGTATTGGTGGCTAAAGGTGCTTCTTGGATTGTGATGCTTTGAACGCCGTAATTTGTAACTGACTCAGGCGCAATAGTGGTTTGCTCTGTTGGTGTTGGCTGGGCAGGGTTAGGGGCAACGACAATGGTGACTTCGTTAATAATGCTGTCAGGGCGTAT